CCGGTTTGGGGTGGCATTACCGGAACGCTTTCTAGTCAGGTAGATCTTTCAAACGCGCTTTCTGCAAAAGCAAATCTTTCTGGATCCACATTTTCTGGAAAACTAAACATTACACCATCTGCGTCGATTGCTTCGATCAACATAGGAACGCATGCCGCAACGCCTAACACAACCCAGATGGGAGACGTATGGATCGGAGAAAGGATGGCTTTTGTTAACAGATTTGGGAACATCATTTCAGTAATTACGAATAATCAGGTAAACACGATCGCAACTTCTTCCACCGGAAACATACTTACCGTCGTACAGAACGGATCAGGCGGCGGGTTAAGGGTCGATAACAATGGAAACCTTGATGGATTTACAGTCTATAAAGGTGGAACGCCTCAATTTACTGTAAATTTTGAAGGTAATGTAGGAATTGGGATTGTGCCTGTAGCAGGGACAAGGTTGAATGTTGCCGGAAACATAAAAAACACGGGTAGCTTGTTTACCAATAATGTTTATATAGGAAACGTGTCGATCATTGACTATATTTTAACACACTTTTTTAGCGGACTTGTTCTTAAAGAATATACTGTTGCTACGACAGGAACGATTGATTATTATGATTCAAATAACGTTAATTATGTAAGTGGAACATATGACTCGCAGGGAATTGAAATTCCATACCCTACAAACGGGTCTTACAATGTTCAGATTTCTTGGAATGGAACAAGTCTTGCTCAAAACAACGGAGAAACGTCTTTTGAACAAGCAGGACAACTTGCGTGTACCTTTTTTGATTCAAACGGAACAGAAGTGTCTGCTTATTCGGACGGATATGGTGGTTTTTCGTACATCCCACCAAGCGGAACGGCTCCATAATTAACAAACAGTCAAAACTATGTCAGACGACCAGGATCTAGACCGACAGATCACGGCTGCGGAAAGGTTGTTGCGCCTTAAGCGATCAAAAAACAGCCTTCTTGGGTTTACTCAGTTCACGATGCCTGATCATGAGAATCCTGATGATCACCTTAAATCACGGTACACGCCGGCAAAGCATCACGAGGTAATCGCTGCGGCGCTGGAAGAATGTGAGGCGGGGCGCATGCCCCGCCTTATCATTACCATGCCACCCCGACACGGTAAGTCAGAGCTGGCATCGCGCCGTTTTCCAGCGTGGTTCATGGGACGAGATCCGTATCGGCAGATGATCTTTGCCACATATAACCAGGAGTTCGCGCAGGACTTCGGAAGATCAGTACGAGAGACTATGCGTATGCCTGTCTACCAGCAGGTGTTTCCGGGCTGCAAGCTGCGAACAGGGTCGGCGGCAGCCGACCGAATCCAGACGGATGAGGGTGGATTAGCGGTGTTCGTAGGTACAGGCGGTTCGCTGACTGGCCGTGGAGCCGACTTGCTGATCATCGACGACCCAATCAAGGACCGCGAGGAAGCTGATTCAAAGACGTTCAGGGACAAGCTTTGGTCTTGGTTTACTGAGGTGGCCATGACCCGTCTTATGCCTGGTGGCAGGGTTGTAATCATCATGACCCGATGGCATGAAGACGACCTGATCGGTCGGCTTACCGACAAGTCCAACCCATGCTTCAATCCTGATGAAGCGGTAAATTGGAAGGTTTTGGCATTGCCGGCTATTGCTGATGAAGACGACCCGATGGGTCGCAAGGCTGGTGAGGCGCTGTGGCCTGAGCGCTTTCCGTTGGAGGCGCTGGATCAGATCAGGCGCCTTAACGCTCGTGGCTTTTCGGCCCTGTACCAAGGCAAGCCTACGCCTGATGACGGCGACTATTTCAAGCGCGACTGGATTAAGACATACATCCCCAGCGAATTGCCCAAAAACTTGCGGTATTATGCTGCCTCTGACCATGCTGTATCTATTGCGCAAGATGCTGATAAGACGTGCCTTATGATCGTGGGGGTGGATGAGGACGACAACATATGGGTGCTTCCTGACGTATGGTGGCGCCGAGCCCAAACCGACGTCGTGTGCGACGGCATGCTGGACCTGATGCGCCGGCACAAGCCTATGCTATGGTGGGCTGAAAAAGGCCACATCTCCAAGGCTATCGGCCCGTTCCTGCGTAAGCGCATGCACGAAGAGTCGATCTATTGCGCCATTGACGAGGTAAACCCAGCCAAGGACAAGCAGACACGAGCCCAGGCTATCCGTGGCCGTATGGCCATGGGGAAGGTGTTCTTCCCTCGTTTTGCCCATTGGTGGCAGGACGCATTGAACGAGGTGCTCAAGTTCCCGTCGGCCCGACACGACGACTTCGTTGACGCCCTGGCGCACATCGGCATGGGTCTTTCGCTGCAGGTTTCCGCCAATAAAGCGTTGGAGGTCAAAGACTCAGGACCGAAGACCGGCACGATAGCCTGGGTGAAGTATTCCTCCAAAATGAAGGAATGGAGAGAAAACAGATTGAAATCTTTCTGGAGTTGATAGAATATCGCGAAAATGGAAAACGAACCTCTAGAGCAGGAGCAGCAGGAAGCCGAACCGCAAAAGGCCTCTAGCGGCATCATCCGCGAGATCTCGGCGGAACAGACCGTCGCCCGTCGCGCGCTTGTGCGCGAATGGCAGGATCGGATCATACGAGCCAAGAAGCATTGGGAGAATCCGCATAAGCGCATGCGCGAAGACATGGATTTCCTGATGGGAAAGCAATGGCCGTGGCACTCTGAGAGCGACGACCGCTATGTCGCTAATCTTGTCCAACGCCATGTTCAGCAGCGCGTTGCATCCCTTTACGCCAAGAATCCTAAGGCCATCGCCAAGCGTCGGGACACGATGGATTTCACAATCTGGGACGGCGATGCCAGCCAGCTTCAATCCGCCCAGGTCGCCAACGATATCGCCATGCAGAATACGGGCATGCCGGATCCTTCTTCCGTCGCGCTGATGCAGGACGTGCAACAGGGTTTCGAGCGCCGGCGCATGATGGAGAAGATCGCCAAGACCCTTGAGATCGTCTTCCACCACATCATCGAGACTCAAAACGTCAAAGACCAAATGAAGCAGCTTGTCCGACGCACCTGCGTCACGGGCGTCGGTTTCGCGAAGATCGGATTCCATCGCGTCATGGGCAAGCGTCCTGAGGACGTCGAAAAGATCACGGATATCACGGAACAGATGCGCAAGCTTGAGCGCCTTATGGCAGACAGGCAGGATAACATCTTCGACGAGAACAGCATCAAGTACGAAGAATATCGGCTTTTGTTCAATGAATACAGCCAGAAGAACGACGCCATCATCGAGGAAGGCCTTGTATTCGATTTCCCTCCGTCCGCTAACATCATCATTGACCCGCGTTGTCGGCAGCTGAAAGGCTTTATCGGCGCAGAGTGGGTCGCCCAGGAGTTCATCCTGACGCTAGATGAGGTCAAAGAGATCTACTCCGTTGACCTTGGCACCAATTACACCCGTCAGGTCGAAGACTCCAAGCGCAACACCGACGACAAATGCGATCACGAGCTTGCGCGCGTATGGGAGATATACTCCAAGAAAGACGGCATGAAGCTTGTCGTGGCAGACGGCTACAACGAGTTCTTGCAAGAACCCGGTCCTCCCGAGGTTCAGCTCAAGCGTTTCTGGCCTTTCTTCGTCCTGGCGTTCAACGAAGTCGAAAACGACAAGGAGATCTACCCGCCTTCTGACGTTCGGCTGCTGATGCCGATCCAGAAGGAATACAACCTGGCGCGCCAGCGCCTGCGCGAGCATCGCAACGCCAACCGTCCGCTGTACGCCACGCCGGTCGGCATGCTTTCCGAAAGCGACATTCGCAAGCTGATGGACCGCGCACCGAACGAGGTTGTCCAGCTCAACTCGCTGCAGCCCGGCCAAAAGGTCGCGGATCTGCTTCAGCCTGTGCAGCCCATCGCGATCGACCCGTCTCTGTACGACACTTCGATGCTCATCGAGGACATGATGCGCGTCGTCGGCTCGCAGGAAGCCAACATCGGTGGCACCTCCAATAGCACCGCCACCGAAG